TGACAACATGCTTGACCAAGAGTTAGGAAGTTTGGCTCACGGGTTCAACAAACAGAACAGTAAGATTGGTGGTACTCTTCAAACAAAGGATATCTACAATGAAGAGGGACGCCAAGCGTATGACGTGTGGCTTGAAAAGACATCGACCACAAAGATTGGCGGAAAGAACCTGCGTCAAACCCTTGCAAGACTCGTCAAGAGCAAGCAGTATCAAGCTCTTGCAAAGGACAGCGACAGTTCTATCGGAGAGAAGTCGCCTCGCATTGCTCTAGTCAATAACTGGCTCAGACGTTTCCGTAAGCAAGCCCGTCGAGAAATGCTCGAAGAGTTCCCTGAGTTAAAACAATCCCTCGCTCAATTAACCCAAGAAAAACAACAATACCGTTTAATCCAATAAAACCCTCTCAACCTCAAACAATTATGGCTAACAGCTACTTTGAATACAATCAGAACCTATCAGAAACCACCTACGACGTTCCCTTTAACTTCCTCTCGATTGATGACGTTAAAGTGAAGGGATACAACGGAACAACTTGGAGTGACCTTACAGTCGCTGAGAGTGACGCTGTGGCAAAGACCGTGACACTTAGTGTTGCTCCTAGTGCTTACCAAAAAATCCGCGTATGGCGTAACACAGGAACCACACAGCTCGTGGACTTCCAGAATGGCTCAAGGCTCTCTGAGAGTGACCTCGACACAGCTTACCAACAAGGATTGTTTGTGGCTCAGGAGGTTTCTGAGAACGCTTCTGCTGTGGCTGCTTCTGGTACTTCTAATGTTACTTTGAGTGGCACTACGACTGTAGCTGATTTAGACGTTACAGGAGATTTAGACGTTACAGGAGATTTAGAAGTCTCTGGCGATAGTGCTGTAGCGGGTGATGCGTCAGTCGCGGGTAATTCATCTGTTGCAGGAGATTTAGATGTCACAGGAAAAACAACAGGACTGGATGTAGACGGTACAGCTATTATCTTAGACGCTAATGGCGACAGTAAGATAGTAGCAAGTGATGACGATGAAGTTGGTATACATACTGGAGGCTCACAACGCATACGTATCAGTAACGGTAAAGTTGAACTTTCGGGTGTTGGAGGTGGCTGGACGACTGACGCATCAATGGCCATTAATGGTGCGGGGAGTGAAGGCCAATGGGTAACAATAACAAATACATCCTCTAATAATTCCGCAGAAGCTATGATTGTTCACAGAATTGGTGCTGTGAGTAATGGTGAAGCTATCCAATTTTATCGGGCTGGTAATGCTGTCGGGTCAATAACCGTAGGTGCAGGCTTTACATCATATAACACAAGCTCAGACTATCGCTTGAAAGAAAATGTTTCAGACTTAACAGGAGCAACAGAACGACTAAAACAACTTCAACCTAAAAAGTTTAGTTGGATTGACGAGGAGTTAGATGAAGCCGACACAGAAGGGTTTATTGCTCACGAGGTTCAAGATGTTGTTCCAAAAGCGGTTGTCGGTGACAAAGACGAAATGAAAGTGGACAAAGAGGGCAACACAGTGCCTCGTTACCAAGGCATCGACCAAGCTAAACTGGTTCCTCTTCTCACAGCCGCCCTTCAAGAAGCAATAGCTAAGATTGAAGTCCTAGAAACCAAAGTAGAAGCACTAGAAAACGTATAACCCTCTCAATCCCTTAACCCAAAATGATACCCGATAATCCCTATACAACCCCGTTCATCGCCATAAGTGGCATCGTGGGAACCCTAACATTAGACCACATCAATACCTTCGTAGCTATCTGCGTGGGTCTTCTAACAATGGTGTATTTGGGTATCAAAATATACAAGGAGTTTACAGCAAAGAAATGAGTGAAAAAACAGACAAGCTTTACAGCCTTCAAGACCTTTTAATAAGTGAGTTCATCCAGCGCATCGAGAGCGGAGAAGCATCTCCAAGTGACCTTAATGCAGCTCGACAACTCCTAAAAGACAATGGCATACACGCTCAGGTAACCAATGAAAATCCATTGGGCAACCTAGTAGATATGCTTCCCTTCCAAGACGACTCTGAAAACATAGTAATTGCAGCAAATGGCCAGAAATTATAAAAAAGAATACGCTAACTACCACTCAAAACCCGAACAACGAGCGCGACGCTCTTCTAGGAACAAAGCCCGTAGGTTAGCTATTAAGACCCACGGTAAAGCAGCCGTAGCGGGTAAAGATGTTGACCACAAAGACCGTAACCCGTTGAATAATTCACGTGGAAACCTGCGTATCCAGAGCAAATCTAGGAACCGTGGTCGTAATAAGTAACTTATGAATGAACTCAAAGACTTTAGGAACTTTTTGTTCCTGATTTGGAAGCACCTGAACCTTCCAGAACCAACACCCATCCAGTATAACATTGCTGACTTTATGCAAGGTGATGACAAACGTGTCATTATCGAGGCGTTCCGTGGTGTTGGTAAGTCTTGGATTTGTTCAGCTTATGTGGTTCACCAGTTACTCCTGAACCCTTCGTTAAACTTCCTCGTGGTCTCTGCGTCCAAGACGCGTTCTGATGATTTCAGCACGTTCACCTTGCGTCTTATCCACGAAGTACCCTTTCTGGCTCACCTGAAGCCAACCGACAAGCAGCGGTTCAGTAAGATATCTTTTGACGTAGGTCCTGCTCCTGCGTCGCATGCCCCGTCTGTGAAGTCTCTGGGTGTTACCAGTCAGCTTACGGGTTCCCGTGCGGACATCATTATTGCCGATGACATCGAGGTGGCGAACAACTCAGCTACGCAGGCTATGCGTGAGAAGCTGAGCGAACAAGTAAAAGAGTTTGACGCTATCCTGAAGCCAGAGGACTCCTCAAAGATTATATTTCTAGGAACACCCCAGACTGAGGACAGTATCTACAACAAGCTACAAGAACGGGGCTATAAAGCCCGTATATGGCCTGCTAAGTATGTCACCCCTCAGAACAATGAAAAAGGCTATAACGGGGCTGTGAAGGGCATCTGTGTGGACGCTGAGAAAGAAGGCAAGGCTACCGAACCGACACGGTTCTCAGATATTGACCTGTTAGAACGAGAGATGTCGTATGGTCGCTCCGGATTTGCAATGCAGTTCATGCTGGATACACGCCTGAGTGACACCGACAGACACCCGTTGAAACTTAATGACCTGATTGTAGCGGACATCGACAAAGAACTAGCCCCAGAGAAACTTGTGTGGGCTCAGGCTCCTGACCTCGTGTGGGACGGGAGTGTCCCCAATGTGGGCTTCAGCGGTGACAGATACTACCGTCCATTTAAGGATGTTGGAGACCACATACCGTTCACAGGGAGTGTTCTTGCAATTGACCCAAGTGGTCGCGGTAAGGATGAAACGGGTTACGCTGTGGTCAAAATGTTGAACGGAATGTTGTTCGTTCCTGACGCAGGAGGTCTACAAGGGGGATACAGTGAGGAAACCCTGAAGACACTCGCAATGATTGCTAAGAACCATCAGGTCAACGCCATTGTGGTCGAGAGTAACTTCGGTGACGGTATGTTCAACGAAATATTTAAACCAGTGCTCACCAAGGTACACCCCTGTACGATGGAGGAGGTCAGACACAACATCCAGAAGGAAAAGCGTATCATTGACACCCTAGAGCCCATAATGAACCAACACAGGCTCATTATCTCCCCAGAGGTCATCAGAAAGGACTTTGAAACTGCCCAAGGGTATCCCCCAGAGCTACAACTAAGATACCAACTGATGTACCAGATGTCCCGTATAACAAAGGACAGAGGTGCAATAACACATGATGACCGCCTTGATGCTCTGAGTATTGCTGTGAACTACTGGACAGAACAAATGGCTCAGGATGCAGAGGACAATATAGCCAACAGAAAAGAAGAATTACTTAATGATGAACTCCAAGCTTTCTCAGATGCCTATTACAAGCGTTCTAAGGGGTCTAATAGGTCTTCTGTGTGGTTCTGAGGGTAAGGGTATACCTTTAGTGTTATAAAGCGTTCTAGGGGTACTCAGTAAGCTAACAAAAAGGGGAACAAATACGAACAAATCCAATCAAGGACTAATATGGGGGGAATAAACCCTTCTAAGTGTAACTAATAGTATACTAAAAGTGAACTTAGAGCTCTAAGTGACACTAAGAGTACTAAGTTTTATAGGTTATCTGTGGTTATATACACTTAGAGTAAGATATAGTAGTTAAACCACTAGGACACTAAAGGTACACCCTTAGTGTTACGCCTATGGCTTCAAGTTTAACCAAGGTAAGAAACCCGTCAAGCTTAAAACAAATAGTGTTTTATTGTTGACCTGTTCAACCTATCCTCCCATCCTTTTCCCTATAGAATTTTTGTTACGTGTATGTGTGTTATACGTGTGTGTGGGAGCCATTGCTGGGAGGA